GTCCAATTGACCTTCTTCCACTTCCCTCGGTTGTTGATATACCACTGTAGAGTGGTGCCGTTCTTCCCAAACACAGCCCGAGGATACTTAGCCTTGATATCGTCGAGACTTGCACCGCTCCGGAGCATATCTTCGATACCAGCCCGGTCTTCAACAGGGACGACATACCTCTCAGGAGTAGTAGGAGCAGCAGGGGCATCAGGAGTATCGACCCTCGGCTCTTCTCCAAACAGCCGAGCCTTACCACGAGCCGCCACCTTCCCGATACCTTCGAGAATAGCCTGACCACCCATACTAGCGAGGGCATCCATACCTACTTGCGATACGTCGAAATCATCGGCGACGGAGTCATGAATATCCGCACCCTGCGAGGCCGCATTAGTCAAACCCCCGATGACCCCCTGTCCGGCAACTCTCTGGGCAGTGTTAGCACCGGGAGCGATAGCGTTCTCAGGACCGAAACCACCGAAGATTTGACCGGCCAGATCAGGAATCCAGTCGCCAGAGGTTACTTGCTCAACAAAAGTCCGGTCGGGCTTCCAAGTAGGGTCGGCAGCACGACGAGCGTTAGCTTCTGACCGCATACGCTTCTGGGTAGCAGTGATAAGCTCCCACCGCTTCTTGTCCTGTTCCTCGGGAGAGAGGTTCGGGAACAGTCGCTCTACTTCTTTTTTACCGTAACCAGAGTAGTATAGGCCGTTACGCGAGATAACTCCGATGGAGCCGTGTTGTCCTGCCTCCGTCCAACTATCTGCGAACCGATCACCCCACCCCCGACGCTCGGGCGGAGTAGCGGGTTGTTGAGAAGCGGGCTTACCAGCGGGCGGCTTGTAGTTAGGGAACGTAACATCAGTTACAGTCCCGCTCTTATCCCGTTGAACCTGTGATCCGGTGTCTCTCACCGCGACATGGACATTACCCTGCTCGTCGGTGTAAGTCATCCGGCTAGGATCGTTGGGGTCAGCGACCCACTGGTTATTAGCCATGTTGTTTCCTTATCCTAGCTGACGCTAGTCTGCTTACTGGGCTTTGAATCCCGGGGGAGGCGGAGGAATATTAGGAGCGGGTGCCCTCCGACTGGAGGTATTTCCAGGCCGAGCAGGCGACGGCGGAGCATTCGTCTTCCGCCAATCCCGGTATTCGATATCGCTCTGAACTTTCTTCCCGTAGGTTCCAGCGCGCTGGCGAGAAGTGGCTGCATTAGTAGAGGCAGTGCCTTCGGCTGCCTTGTTATGTCGGACACGCTCTTGGTGCTCGGCATCGAACTGGCTTGCGCGGGTATTACGATAGTCGATATTAGCCTGTTCTTTTGGCTCCATCGTCCCACGAACCCAAGCATTGACAGCGTCCTTGTCGTAAACGTCAGGCAGCCCATCAAGCAAGTGACCCATTCCGAGCGATTCAGCCCGCTTCCGGGCATTCGCAAGCATTGGCCCGTAGGTGGCTTCATTCGAAGCACCGAACATACCACCGAGGCGAGTAGCGAACTGGCCTTCTTGGTTGAAAGCGTCAGACTTCGCCTTCTGTGCGAGGGCAGCCTGCCGATCCGAGCTATCGAGATAATCACCGTAATACTTCTGACCCAGAGCGGCATCTACTCCGCCGAGTCGCTGGATAGCGCCAAAAGGATCATCGTTGAAGCCGTTGAGGGCGTCTCCGACCTTTTCCTGATGACGCTGACCGCTGTAGATAGGGTTGATTCCCGAATTCATCAAGAAGGCGTCACCGAGGACACCGAGGACGTCTCGGAAGGTTCCTTTCAGTCCGAACATACCGGAGTGCTGCGGGGGCTGGGGTTGATCAGCAGTCATCTGGGCCATTGGATTAGGACCACCGGCCCCTGCTACGGCCTCTACGACCCCTTGAGGAAGTAGACCAAACAGGCTCATTCTACACCCCCTAGCTTGCTGTAATCAACCGTCTGGTAATCACCGATCTGTGGACCAAGAGCCCACGGACGCTTCTCGGCCACGTCAGTAGCCATGACACCGATCTGTCGATCATCCGGACTATCCCAGATGTAGTTGTAGCTGTAGAGCGGCATACCGTCTTCGAGCAGGCCGATCTGGATGACGTTTTCTTTCAACCGAGGATCGGAAGCGGCGATTCCCGAGGCCAGACCACCGACCAGACCACCGAGACCGTTCTTCGAACTCGACTTCTGGGTCGATACCTTGCCCGAATCCGCCAGCACACCTGCAGCGCCCAGACCAAGCTGGCCCATACCGGTGAGTTTCGAGAGATAGCTGTCGAGATATTGGTTAGCAAGGCCCTGTCCGAACGAGACAAGCCCCTTGCCAGTTGCACCCGACCGCAGTAGGCCACGGGCAGCCCCACTACCTAGAACACCTTGGGTGCCCTGCTTGGCAGCAAAGTTATAGCCAGCAGCGTTCTTGAAGTTGTTGAAGCCCGACGTGTCGCCAGACAGCAGCGCCTTGATGGCGTTGAAGCTATCGCCAACACCACTTACCGTCGGCATCAGAGCCGAGGAAAGAGTAGAATTGTTGACGTTCGACGAAGTGCTGGACTGCTTCGATCCACCAAAAAGACCGCCCATATTATTTGGTTCCTAAGTATTCGTGTTTAGACAGAATGAAGAGTTCGCAAGGACCTGTCGAAGTCTGGACAACTCCATATGATTTGAACCCTCCTTGTCGGGCCATCCAACGCGCTCCTATGAGTTTGATAGGAGTCAGCCCTCGAATAATCTCGACAGGATAGTCAGTGAAGGCTGTTTTCAAGGCTTCGCGAAGAAGTCGGATCGCGTTCTTTCCTCTATCCCTATAAAACGTGTGTCCTGTGTAGACTCCCGGGACTTCATATTCAAGGAGATTGTAGTTACCGTTTCCGTCAGTTAACGCTATATTCCTGTTGTCGGAAATCCAATCACTAGGGTGAAACCCTATGATTTCATCTGAATACATTGAAACTGCCGCCACTATCTCCGGAATATCATGACTTCTATAGATCATCTGTTATCCTGTCAGAAGTGCGACGGAGTAGTTCCCAGCCCCAGTTGATATAGCCTGACCCGCTGAAAGTGAGTTAGCAGATGCCCTAGCGTAGACCAAACCCCTTGCAGGGACGTTAGCGAAATACGAGTTACTGGTCGTAGAGTAAAGAGGAAAGACGTAACTAGCTGATTCGGAAGTCGCGGTGATTAGGACTACGTAAGTATTCCCTGCTGTAAGAGTATAAGGGCCTCCACTGAACAGAACCTCATGAAGTTCTTCGGCGGTAGCCCCACCAGTCCATGGGGCGGAAGTTACAATATTAGTCCCGAGATTACTGCCTGACATAGACCAGACAGAAGCTCTATAAGTAGCCCCGGCCTTAGCCGTCATATGAGTCCTTACGCCGTAGATATCGAAAGCAATATCTACATCAAACTGAATTCCCTTGGTAGCTTGGCCAGTAGCCGAAGCAGACGTCCCCCTAGGCAAGGGGGCGCAGTGGGCCATCCCCCCCCCTCCGCCGCCAGTCACAGCCTCCCAAGTAGGATTTGCACTAGGTCCGTTAGTTGTTAATACCTTGCCTGCGGTGCTAGGAGTTAGAACAACCCAATCAGAAGAACCTCGATACAAGATCGAGCCTTGTGTGGTTGAAATAGCATCAAGGATTTCCTGTTCATTCGCTGAGAGTGTTACATCTGAGGATAGGTCGCCCCCTCCGTCAAGACCTGCCCCTGCGATTACCTGGGTCGATTTATCGGCCTTCGACAATATAGAAGCCTCAAGATCAGTAAGGGCCCCACCTCTAGCTTTAAGATAGCGCAGGAAATACTGGGACGGGGTTCCGTCCGGGTTCACCATTGCTTCTCTTTGTTGGAGTTCTTGAAGACGTAGAGTCATTACCGTTCATCCTGAACATCTAGTGAGTCAATACGCTTAAGGGCCCCGCTATCACTGATTTTGAATAGTCGACCAGGATAACGAACACTACCCAAAGAGCGCCAGTTCAATCGCGTCTGGTAACTTTCGGCATCAACCGTCAAATCGCCGCAATCAGTATAGCTATGACCGCTGTCGTCAGAGACGGACAGATTAACCGATCTTAGGTCGGTGTCGTCTGATACCTGCTCTCCGATGCTACCAAGAAGAGTAACACCAAAACACCGTTGAGCGTTGTATCCGTGAGTTACTACCTGTCCAATAGCTACGCGGTCGAAAGGTCTTGGCGTGTCCGCCCCTACTATGGCGTCGTCGTCTGTATCTCCATCCGGGTCAAGGAAATACAGAGAACCGTTTCCATCGTCTCCTACGACGATATTACTACCGTAGCCCGCCGAAATAGGGTCAGCTCCCAGCCAGTTAGTTCCGTTGTATGCCCTCCAAAGGGCACCGCTTCCGGAAGCGAACGTAGACCATTGACTAGTCGTGATATCATAAACCAGAGTCTCATCATTACCTAGACGGAAGACTACGAAGTCATGTCCATCTAGAGTATAAGTCCAAACCCTGACATTAGGATCGGCGACTCGACCTGTGCTAGCTGCAAGGACGAACGCTTGAGACGTTGTAATTGTATTTGCGGCTGCCACAGCGACCAATCCATGTGCTTGAGAAACTGAAACACCGTCTGCGGGCCAAATGGCAGCAGTCAGCGCAAACACCTGAGACGCTAATAGGTCTTGGGCATTATACTGATTCGTCGCCAGAATAAAAGCCTGGGAGACGTCAATCGTCGCTGCTGCTACCATCTATTACTCGCTTAGACTGTGCGGTTGATCTTGATCATAGCGTCGTTAACGGCCAGAGGGTCCCAAAGAGAACCAGTATCAGGATCAAGTTCGGAAATGTCCCACCAGTATTTGTAGCCAGTGGTAACGGCGTGAGTTGCACCTAGGTCTTCCGCCGCGCCAGATAGCATAGAGAGCTGCAGAGTGGCATCCCCGCCATCGGACTTTTTAGCCCGCGCCATCATCTGCAGACCCCTGACACCTACGATTTCAGAACCAAGGTCTTCCAGAGTCATGATCGAAGCCGCAGGGGGTGTTGAGTTAGCGGAGATATAGTCGGCGTCATCAGGAGCGGTTTCATCTAGAAGCTGGTAGTCGGTAATACCAGTTGAACGAGTCCAACCAGAAGATACGTCACTATTTACTTTTAGCAAGAACACTGCTACCGGACCAAGGAAGGTGTTGTTGTTAGACCCTGAGGCATCCCACAAGATAAAATCCTTGATGTAATCCTGGGAACTAGTATTCGAATTAAGGTTTTGACGTGGTGACATACCAACGAGGTAAACATTCTGTAGCGACGTAAGACCGCTGCCAGACAAAACAGTCACCCCCTCAATACGGGCTTCGTAAGTTCCTGCGCCTAGGTCTACATAGAACTCGTAGTGGAACCACGAACGCGGTGCCATCACTGGATTAGTCGTGGTAGCAATCAAAGTTCCACTACCCTCGTATAGACTCAGTGATCCGTTGGTTTCAATGATCCAGTCATAAATTTTACTGTTAGACAGATCACGATATCCCAAAACAACAGGTCTAACGCCAGAACTACTTGGTAGAGAGCCCATGTAGAACCTCATACCGCAACCTACTTTATCCGTCACGGACGGAAGCGATAGTCGTGTATCGGTGGTATTGCTGTTATTAGCCGACGAAGAAAGCCTTAAGACATTACCTGAGGCATTTGGATCGGGATCAGTAGTAAGCGAACCTATTACAGCAGACCACGGAAGACCGTCCAACATATTAGAGGTAGACGTCCCGTAGAACTGGAAGTTGTCCATGAATTGAATAGACATATGTTTTCCTTAGAAGGACGCGAGAAGGGCTCCCTTTTGGATAGCCCGACGAATCTTTTCCTCAATGTCTGGTGTTGATACTCGGTTCGCGCCGCCTGATATAACCCAGACACCTCCGTCTTCATCTATGGTGACTAGACTGTCCTTGACCTGGATGGCTGCGCCTTCCCACGAACCACGGTCGTAGAGAACACCCTTAAACCGTTCCATCGGGGCGGTTGCGTCGCCAGTGGTAATCCAAGGCTCGGTGGTATTCTGACCCATCAGCCAGAACATTTCACCGAAAACTACAACCTGATTGATACCATCCGGAGAGCGTTCAGCGGTGGCGTAATCAGTCGGGTCGATCTTGGTTTCCCCGGGGTTGACCCAGAAGAACTGACCGTTGGTAGCCGTAGTCTGAACAGGAACAACGATTACGTAGCTGTTGATCTGGGCAACCGAGATAGCCCCGACGTCACCAGGAACCTGAACCTGCCGAAGCTGTTCAGCCCCACCGCCAGTAAGAGTAGCGGCAGTCCAAGCGGCGTTAGCCGAAGTCTCGGATACTGCGATGGAGTTCCCGGAAGTTCCATATTCGATGGCGTAGACGTAAAGGTCCGTGCTGGACGAAGACCCTGCAAACACGGTAGCGTGAGGATCGACGATATTCGTCGAGTAGTCCGTGCCTGCTACACCGGTGGCGTTGATAGCGTTGTAGAGGTTCGTGATGGCGTCGCCGTTGTTCAAACCGATGTTAACAAGGTAAGGCGTTCCAGACGTCCCGTTAGGGGTTCCGGTATCGACTGACCCATTAGTCAGTTTGTAGTAGACGCCTCCGATGACGAAGGTATCGTTGTTGGCGAGAGTGCCAGTCACTTCCAAGTGGCCCATAGCCTGACCGTTGTCAGTATAGACCCAGAGGATACCGCCCTCGGCAATCCAAAGGAAAGCAGGAGTAGTTCCGATAGGTGCTACAGCGCACATCGAGACTGCGCCAGTCAGTTGAGTGGAAATAGTTCCCTTGTCGGCGAATACTCCGTCGTATCCACCACGATACAGCTTCAACCCAGACACTACGAAAAGGTCGTCGTCGAAGACACCGGGGGTTGAGAATACTTTCCGGATATGGCCCGTCCCGACTTCCACGAACTTTTTCAACCGGGGTCGAGCAATCAGAGAAACCGGGCTGTCGTTCAGACGCGGGTTCTGTTCGGCAAAGCGGTTCTTGAGAGTGATTACCGGCTCCGCCGCGACTTGGCGCGACGAAAGACTCGGGAAGAAGGTGACGGAACTTACCACCGTGGGATACCCCTATTGAATGAAGTCCCGCTTCCCCCGTTAGCCCACTGACGTCGGCTGGGAAGCTTTACCAGACCGTCTTCCACGTCTACCGTAGTCGACTGCTTGTAACGAGCCCGGAACTTCTTTTCAAGCCGGGTCATTTCAACCTGTGAGCCCGGGTCGAATTCAGCCCCCTGTCGCGGCGAAAGGCGGAGAGCCAGACGAGTGACTAGGAGGTCATCGAATTCAGTCGGGAAGGGACTGTTGTTGTCTACCGTCAGATCAGAGAGTCGAACCCATTCTCCTAGATCATCACGGTAGAACCAGTCGCGGGTCAAACCGTTGGTATCGAGAACAATGTTCGTAGCGTCTTCAATCAGACGTCCGTTACCGTAAACGAGAAGGTTGTGGGTAGCAAGGTTGTTGCTAGCGTCCACTACCGAAAAGCGTTCACCGTCACGCGGATTCGGTGAGAGGTTGACAGTAGTCTCTTCTTCGAGATTGCACTGCAACCGAGTGTTCGCCGGGACGTAGTAGTCCAGTAGGTCATCCATGTAGAGGTTGACACTGTTCGGCGTCTGTATATTTCCTTTACCGAGTGGAAGCACGGAAAGGGGGTCGCCCATTTCGTTACCGAAGAGCGAACTGACGACACGATTCAGCAGTCGGAGCGCCTCGGTCTGCTCTGCCGTGGTAGGCGAGGCACCAACAGCGATGAGGTTGCTCTCGCGGTAGGCGTCAGTGATGATCTGCGAAATAGTCGTCATCATTTACTCCAAAGAAAAAGGGGGAGCCCGAGAACTCCCAGTCTCCCCCAAATTCAGTGACCCTAGGTCACGACGATCATTACGAGCCGTTGAGGCGGACGATGCGCCGACGCTCGCGGACGTTAGCAGTGAGGGCGACGTCAAACCGAACGCTGTGAGCGCCGGTATCGAAATCGCTGTGCTGCCACATACGAACCGAAAGCGGGACCTTCGTCAGACCCATACGACGGGCAGTGCCGGTCGCGGGCAGGACAAGCTGCGCCGTATCCACGACAATCGCATTCTTCTGGATGATCGCACGAGGACGATAAGCAGTCGAAGCGGTGCCGATGAACGTGATCGCGGCGTTATCAGCCGGTGCCGAGTCAACGGTCGCGTGAGCGGTGTTGACGTCGCTGGTGCCCTGAACGATCAGTGCCGGGAAGATGCGGAGAGCCGCAATCGCACCCGTGGTAGCGGTGGCATCCCCCACAACGCGGAACTGCTGCAGGCGACCGGTGGTAACACCAGCACGGTTGTCCCAAGCATACACGCCCGCGATAGTGAAGACTTCACCATCCTTGATCGTCTGCGAACCAGTCAGGCCGTCGATGGCGATGGTCTGGGTCATGAAGTAACCCGGAGCCGTCGAAGCAGCAACCGCCGTATAGTTCACATTCTGCGCACCACCGTTGATGGCAGCGGCACCCGAAGCAGCGCGAGAGCCCATCGTGAGCGCCGGAAGCTGCTGGGTGAACACGGTGGGAACACCGTAGATTTCACCTTCAAAGCCACGACGGAACGCACCGGTCGACAGACTGTCGGTGGCCGGATACGCCACGAGGGTTTCGGCAAGCGCCTGGCGGTCGGCATACGACAGCACCATGCGGAGGTCGTTGTCGTCCACGCCTTCTTCCTTGAGACGGGTGTAAGCGGTAGCGACGTCGCCAAGATCAGCAACGTTATTACCGGCAGTCCCGACCCAGTTGTTCGACGCGAGAATCGCAGTCGACAGCACGTAAGCGTCGATCTTCTCGGCAAGCTGCTGCGCCACGGCCTTGAGGGCTTCGCTTTCGCGGGCCGAGCCGATATCGCGGACCTTCACGAAGTCGCCCCAGCCCATGCTGACGCCGAAGGTCTTGTTCACCTTGAAGATTTCCGAACCGAACACGCTGTCCTGAACGCCGCCCGACAGGTCCTTGACACCATCGGTCGTTTCAGTCACAGTGTAACGGGGACCAACCTGCTCGATAACCTGCAGACCGTTTCGGTCGTCCATTTCGGCATCGTGCTGCTTCCAGCTAACGAGGTCGGAGGCAATCAGGTTATTCTGAAAGATGGTCGCAAACGTGTTAAGCACCAGCTTCTGCTGGGTGACAGTAACAGTAGCCATAGTTGATTTTAGTCCTTAGTCTACCGCCTCTGCCAATGTTCCTTTACTTTCCGTAGAACTTCTTGGCAAAGGCATCCAAGTCGTCGGTATCGTCAGCTACATCGAACCGACCGTTGGTGCCGCGAGCACGGTCCACCGGAGGTTCAGGAGCCTTAGTTACCTTGACTGCTGGCTCGGTCTTACGCGACTTGAACATGGAGTTCAGTTCACCAAGGCCGAGAGTTGCCTTGAGGGGGCCGCCAGCGACAAGCGCCTTGGCTTCCTCGATGTGGTCCGAAAGGTAGTAAAGGACTTCGGGGCCATGCTCCATCGACATGATTGTCTGGGCAAGGTAAGTGCCGTAGCTCGGGTCAAGACCTTCAAAGGTCGATTCCAGAGCCATACCCTTTTCCTGAATGTCGGGAAGAGTCTGTTCAGCGACGGCAAGACGCTCCTGCCAACCGCGCTGGATTTCCTCAACAGCAGAGCGTTCCTGCTCCGCCTGACGTTCGGCAGCTTCTTGTGCCCGAAGGGCCTCACGCTCTTGCTGCAGCGTGAAACGAGTCAGGTCCCGGATGAAACCGGGGTCGAACTCGCCAAGCGGGTATTTGGCTTCACCGTTTGCATCGACGTCGTCCGGGGTCGGACCTGCCGGAGCTTCAACGGCTTCCTTAGTCTCTACTTCTTTCGGCTGACTACGTTCGGCAAGCTGCCGACGGAGGTCTTCGGCCTCACGTTCAGCGGCCCGACGGGCTGCAGTCAGTTCATCAATCCGTTCCTGTGCAGTCTTCTTCTTCGGCTTCAACTTGAGGGCGTTCGATTCTTCCTGCTCGTCAGCGGGGATATCGACTTCCTCGTCGTCTTCGTTCGGAGTTTCTTCGATCTGTTCAGGTGCGAGGGGATCGTCCTCGGGGGTGCTTTCCTGCTTCGGTTCTTCCGTGGGAGTAGTCTTCTCTGCTTCTAGCGAGGCAGCGAGTTCTTCGTCCGACATTACGGTGCCGAAATCGAGGTCTGCGGTGGTATTATCAACCATGTAGTTTTGCGGTCCTTCAACCGATTGCCTATTTATTGCGTGTGACCCCCGAGGCTAGGCTTTCCCCGGGGACACGAAGT